AGTTGTAATTAGTTCTATTGGCTGTTTAATAATAATAGTTTGTACACCACCATTAGAGTTACTAATAGTACTATTTTCTCCTTCTTTCTTTTTCTTCTTTGCACCTTGTGCAGCATTAACACTAATTCCTAAACCGCCCAGAATTGAGCCTAAAAGTCCTGCGGCAAAAGTGCTATCCACACGAGGCTGGTCTGGTATATCAATTCCAAAAAGTTTATTAGGCAACTTTATATACCCTAAAGATAAAACTAATAGACACCAGGCAAGAATAAAACCTTGTGCAACTGTAGAAATTAGAAAAGTAATTTTTTCTTGATAATCAGGTTTTTCATCATCAAGTTCTTTCATTTTCTTTGAGCTTTCTGCTTGCATAACTCTTTTTTCTGTCATAATAGCTATAGAACCTTAGATAGGCAAAGTGATAGAACTATTAGCAGCTACAAGTGGTGCTTTATTATCTGCAATATTTATATCAGCAGGTTCACTTAGCTATAGAGGTAAAAAAAATAGAGAAGATGTAGTAACCCTAATAACAAAGGTAGAATTAATGTCAGATAAAATGGATTCTATGCATGATGATATGCGTGATATTTATGCAAGATTAAATGGTGTAGAAATAGGTGTAGCATCACTAAAACCTAAAAGGTAGTGTATAAAAGGTATTACTGCTAATATTCAGATATGTTTGTATTTTTAGTATGTTAAAAATTTTAAAACCTATACTATTAGCGTTTTTATCTAGTTCTGCAATAAAGCAGTTAATAGTAGATTTATTAAAGGAAATATGTAAAAAAACATCTAATGATTTAGATGACAAGGCTGTTTTATTTTTGGAACAGCAACTATTCCCAGGTAGAAAGATTAGCAGTTTACCTAGATAGCACTTGCATTAGGTGTAATTATAATTTACTTTTGGTATGCCTATGATATGCAAAGCAATAGGCAACTTAAACCCTTTAGATGGATTCCCCTAGAGGGTTTTTGTATGTCGGGAGATCGATCAAGTCCAACGCTTGCCCTGTCTTTCCTATGGCGGTAGGTATTCTATAACTTTCAAGTTAGTAAACACTACTCAACTAACTATCAGGCTTCCCGACTATAAATATTATGTAAGTTTATCGTAATACTTACAACGATTGATTTGAGTAGAGGTACGGCAAAGGGAAACGAAGCACTACGATGCAAAGGGCGGGACAAAAAGCTGAAATGTTGAGATCACTTCGCAAACTTATTAAGTCATAGAAGTGTTAAAGACAGTTTTAATCGTAAACTGACAACGATTGTGAGGAGTGACGTTAAGGCGAAAGAAATTGAGATGTTTCGAGATGAAAGGTGGCGAGTGACGACACGTTGACGCAAGTAGCTGGGCGATGAGAAGACAGAAGGTGCGATAAAAAGATATGAATGGAGTCGCTAAGAAGATTTCTTAAACTCTGACTTTTCAATTAAAGACTTAGGAAGTCTTTCTCCTTTTCTCTGCAATTGCAAAGATTCTTTTCTAGCACCATCAGCAGCAGAAGCTATAAACGCATGATGTATCTGTTTAGTTTCTAAATCACGCTTTTTTGCTTGGTCTAAATTAGTTTGGTCTATGTGTGTAAATAACCTACGAGTATGCCGATGATGTTTTTTGATACCTGCATTTGCTTGGGCTGCTGAATAATCAACAGCCTCTTTATCAGTAAGTACAACTAAAGAACCTTTTACTTCTTTTAAAACAAGTGGTCTGTTAATGCCTTCACGGAGTTTTTCAATGTTAGCTTTAACAGTAACCATACTAAACTTATCCCATTCCTTTTTTGGATAACAAGTATTCCAATAATCTAGAATGTGTTCTTCTGGTATAAGATCACCTTTTTCAAGTGATCTCCAATCAATGCCGTCAATTCTTGGGTTTGACATTATTCTGCTACCTCCACTAATTCAGATGAAGAAAATCTACCAAATCGAGGTCTCCATGTACCTAAACCTTCTGCTTTACCTGCCATTGTAATGATTCTATTTAGTTGAGATACACTTAATATCTCATCATCAACCATTAGTTCAAAAGTACATTTCCAATCTGGAAATAATAACCTCTGAACCCAAACACCTCTAGATGTAAATGCTGTATTAGAAAAATAACTTTGATCTTTTGTGTACATTTCTAAAGCATCTTTTGAACCTTGATATTCAATTATAGGGTCATTAGTAACAACAACAGAACGTAAAACATCTTTACCTAGTTTCCATTTTGTTGCAGCATTTCTTAGGCAACGTAAGAAGTTAGCACCAGGCATATATGGGTCAGAAAATCCATCAAACTCAATAGAGTTTTTAGTTTCGTTTACTTTTACTTTTCCTTCTTGTTTCCAATAACCAGAGAAGACCCAATCTAATGCTCTAAGACATAAATGATCTTCATCATTCTTCTTCTTTTTACTTGAAAAAAATGCTTTTTGTTTTGCACCTGTACCTAATGGGTCAGAGTTTTGAACGTTTGAACAAAGTAAGCCAGCAGTACCATTAACTGTTACTTGATAGCTGTTTAGTGCCATAATAAAATACCTTAACGGAATGAGTGTGTAAATCCTTAACGGATATGTATAGACCTTTTATAGTCATATCTAGGACTAATTTTTTTATTTGTTTACCTCCTTACAAGCTAGTTCATAATTACCTACCTGACTCTCACACGCTGTAACTGTCATGTCATATAGAGAAGATGAGAGGGCTGTATAAAACAACCCTGACGCTGCTAACATCATTAGAAAGTTAGACATTATGCTACCTCCTTTGCGTTAAATAAATCTGTTCTTGATGCGTCATCTAAGATGTTAAAACGTACACCCTTAGCCCTTCTGTTCCAACCTTTAGGTGCAAGTACATCACCTGTTTCCTGATCTATAAAGCAAAATACTCTGTCATCAGCCATAACCTTAGAATATGAATTATCCTTATTATTTGTATAGATTGCTATTCTATGAAACTTATTACCCCAATCAAAACAATAATGTATATCTGTATCTGATGGTAAATTGTTATTAAGATGCTCTATTAATTTATCTGTATGTTCAGTTATTGATTTTTTTCTAGAAAGAATTTCTGCTCTTTCTGGTGAATTAAGCCATGTGTTGAAATCGTTTGTCATTTGGAAAACCTCTCGGTTGTTTGGTACATTCTTAATATACATCAGGGGTATACCCCTATAAAGGTATTGTTAACAAATAGTAACAAAAGTATTATTAATCATACGCATCTCTTTTTTTTAGTACCTCAACATTTGAATAGCATTTAGGGCAACTTAAATTAGTCATTACAGAATATTCCTCAAATAAACTAGGGTTCATACTTTCATCAATATCTACATTACAGCCAATAATAAGTTCAGTATTACAGTATAAACAATTCATTTAATTAATCTTGCATACTGTTCAAGAGTAAGAACAACACGCCAATTATCACCATGTTTACAACCTGGTCTTTTTTTATATCTAACTAATGTAACTGCATGATTAGCATTTGCATTTATTCTTTGTTGTTCTGCTTCTCTAGGCTTCTGTAATACCGCAGCGTTTGTATCTTTCCAGTTTGCTATTTGTATAACAGTATCAGGTATACCAATAAGATCACCTTTATCATTTTCCATACCTGCCCCAAAACGTCTTTCAACTTCATAACCAGTAAATTCTGTTAACAATGCACAGGCTTCCCTTTCTGCTTTATCACCTTTGTTTTTTTGTGGGTTTGTCATTATTTAGAATAGCTTTTTAACATATTTTTAAAAGTTTCTAAGTGAAATTTTTTATCTTGCATTAACAATTTACCCACAGAAGTAAGCCTGTAAGCTACATCAAAAAAATCTAATTCTTTATAACCATTTTCGTATTCTTTATAATTTGGTTTATCTTTGTATTCTTCTTTGTACTCTTTCAATAGATTATAAACTTGTTTGTCGATTATAGACCATTCATTAAAGTAATCAGCTTCAATAATATCAATATCTTCTAATCTAGTAAAAATGTTATTTGTAAATTGTATATCTCCAATATTAGCAGCATCCCATTTACCTAAAACAATATAATTTTCAGGCAGTAAGTCATTTAAAAGATCTAATTCTTCAAGTGATAATGATTCTGAAATTATATTATTAGTCATTTTTCTAATTCCTTTATTTTCTTTTTTAGTGCTTCATACTCTACTAAATATTCTTTTGTCGCAAATTCTGATTTATGGTTAAACATATAACGATCACTTAAAGCACCTAATTGATTATGTAAATCATCTATCATTTTTTGCTTCTTTTCTTTAAATTCTTTTGTTAATTCATCTTCTTTTGGGTTCTTAGTCCAATCAGCAACTAAATTAAGTAACTCTTTTACCCTTTTAAATGCCTGTTCTACTCTTTCTGTTGTTTTCATTATCTGATAGCCCATGTAAAACCAGTATCTATTTTATTAGCAATGCCTTCTTCTCTTTCCTGTTGTTCTCTATCTTCTATAGCTCTTGCAATTTCTTTTTTATAACCTACTAATTCTTCACTATATTCCCACTTTTCTGGTTTGCGTTTTCGTACAGCCTTTACATTATCAATACTAAAAGTACTCATAATAATACTTTCTTGAAAATACTTTTCTAAAATCATTTTCTTCTCAGTAATTTGTGTTTCTAATTCTTTTTTTTGCAATTGTGCAACTCTAATCTGCCTTAATAACTGTTCTGGTTGTACATTCATAATTAATAAAATCTATATTCTGGATAAAGGTCAGGCTGGTAATCATCAGGTAAATTTACTAACCATTCTAAATACATTTTTGCAGCGTTCATAATTTGTATATCATCAAATTTACTTAACCATTCTTCCCTGTCAATTTGTTCTAGTTCTTCTTCAAATGACATAGCTAATAACAAATAAAGAACAATTACATATTTAGTATGGGGTATACCCTTACAATATGCAACCTCTACTAAAATGGTAACTGTTTACCAAAGTACAAACCTCTTGCTTCTTCATAATCGTACATACATTCCTGTGGGTTATAGTCTTGGGTTTTTATTCCATCAGGGGTAATATATATAACCCTGCATGACCATAATTCTATTTGTGGATAGTTTTGATATAGCAAAGAAACATAACCACCCATCTGCAACCTATGGTTTTTCTTTTTATAAACTTCTTGTGTTTTAAAATCTGCTAAACATAAAACACCAGTATCTTTATGCTGCAATATCACATCACAACTACCTGCAATATCTCTTTTTCTATCAATCATACGTAACTCATTAACAACACATTCCCAGGTATTCCACATTCTGTAATTAATTAAATGTTCTACCCATTTTGCATAATCTTTTGCATAAGCTAGTGCTAATGTCTTATCTTTTGTTTCACACCATATCTGTGCTGCTTCATGTATGGCTGTACCCCTTACAGCAGCCTTTTCCATTGCTTTACTAACATAGGTAGTTTCTTTTATTACTTCAGATATAGAACGTGCTACATATTTCTTACGTTTTAAATCGTAGTATTTATGTGGTTCAGGGTCAAAGCGTACAAAAGGGTCTCGTATAAGAATATCTTTAATTTTGCTTTTCATATTCCACAGGGTCAAAAGTTACTTTACCTGTAAGAGTATTAGTCCATTTTGGTATTTGTTCTAAACGTAGAGATGGTGTTGCACCACATTTTGTACGTAATAAACGTTTCCACTTTCCTGTTTTGTTTTCCCTGTCATAACCCATAGCAATAAACCAACCTTCTGAAGGTGTATCTAAATCTGATACCTTCATAAGACCTTTATTAACCATTTTCTGTAGTGTTCTTTTGGCACTACCATTAAATATTCTTTCCATTAGATTAAGTTCCCCATATCATCAAACTGTACAACCTTCTGGTTAGGGTGCATTGCACTTGTTTCTGGTTCTTTATTAAACCTGTTCATACGTTGCTGCTGTTCTTCATAATGACTAAGTTTCAAACCCTTCCATGTACCTGCCAAAATACCTGCTTCTAACTGGTCTTTTAATATCTGTTCAGAGTATTTATCTATAAACTTTCTATATTCTGTTATCTGTAATTTCCAAGCCTGTAACGATTTAGAACCCTTCTTAACTTTCCAGAAGTCATCTATAAGTGTTTGTAAGTGTTGTAAATCTTCTGGTATTATCTTTTCTTGTTTTTCTTTTTTATTAATTTTTTCTTTTTGTTCTTTTCCTTCTAAACCTTTCTTGTCTAATTCTTTATCTTTATATATATATTGTGCCATATATTGTAATTCTTTGCATCTTGATTTGTATGCATCTTCTAGCATTGAATTTAAAAATACTGTGGCTGTCATGTATTTAGGCTTTAACTCTAATATCTTTGCTATTAGGTCTTGATCAAGAACTGGTCTAAAAATGCTCATAAGTGTACATAAAATGGTAAATATTTGTACATTAATTGAACACATACAAATGAGTAATACAACAGCACACTAGATATATTGAATTAAAACTTTACAAACACTATATATAATGTTATGTTTAGCACATAAAGTCTACTTTGCTATGTCCTGTACATTAGCTGATAAGAATAGACGTACAAAAATGCTAAGAAGTGAGTTAGCAGGGATAAATGACCCCTTTGAATTACTGGCAGAAGCATTAGCTGATAATGAACGATTAAGACATATTATTAACACCCATGATTGCCATAAGGGTAAACCATAGTTATACTAAGAAAAATATATTTAGTTAATGATTAAACAAATAGAACCTGGTTTGTTTTGGGATACAGAAACAGGCAACATGAAATATAGTTCCGTAGTTGCTGCTTGTATAAATAGTGGTTTAAAAGAAAGCTACAAAACCTATTACACAACAACAGTAGGAGTATCAGGTATTCAATGGGGTGCTGACCTTGACTAAAGAAATAACAGCAGCCTTATGTAAGTTCATACAAGAAGTAGGCACAATAGAAGAAAAATCAAAGGCACAATATGATAATTTTGCTGATCTTTCAACAGTACTTTCTGTTGTAAATCCTGTATTAGCAAAGAATGGTTTAATAGTTACCAACACAACAAAAATTACAGAAGATAAAAATATCCTTTCTGTACAACTTCTGCATATATCTGGTGAATCATTACCACCTTCTGAAATACTATTACCTAAAGGTATTGCTAAGAATGAACTATATAGTACAGGTCAGGCACTTACATATTTTAAACGCTACTTATTACTAGGATTGTTAAACCTTACTGCAGGTATTCCAGACCATGACGGACAGGTATATAACCCTGATGAAGAACCAGATAAAGTAATACCAATAACAAAGAATAAAACTGTTGGTATGCCAACCATTCTTGATAAAGATACTAGAGATCATTACCTTAAAAAAGTTGGTGAACTTTATCTAAACAGTACTGATTTATATAAACAACTTACAGAAGCTATGTATGTAGAATATGGTTTTGATAAAACATCAGGTAAATTTAGCGATTACATACAAGAACCAAAGCACGTAACATACATACAGACTTGGTTAGATGCTTACACAAATGATTAATGAACCTAACAAACCTCTCGAAACAAGACCTATTGGCGTGGCAGTATCTAATTGGAAAAATAGACACCTGGTATCTGCAAAGTTATCTACAGAAAACCATAAGAAGTTTCTTAAATATTGCAAAGACAATAACCTTAACTACTCATCAGGTATTAACAACCTGATTTCCAATTACTTATAACAAAACAATGTTTAATGTTTCAGTTGCAGGGCGTTTAACCAAAGACGCTGAATATAAAAAAGCAGGTGTTTATGACATGGCAGTATTTACTATTGCTGTATCACATGGGCGTGATAAAACTTCTTTTATAGATTGTCAGGTATGGGGTAAAAAATTTGAATATATACTTAATGCCTATAAAAAAGGTTCCTTAGTTGCAGTATCAGGACAGGGTGAATATAGAAAGTTTGAAACAGAAAATGGTGAAGAAAAATACCAATTCAGATTAAATGTAGACCAGTTTGTATTTCCTGAGAAGCGTACAGAACAAACACAAGCAGCTACACTAGATACAGCTACCATTCCCTTCTAAATGGGTATCAGGTTAAGTATAAAGTCAGAACTACCACAGGCAGCTAAGTGGACTAACCAACATACAAAACAGTTGCCCTTCTCTATTGCACAGGCTATTAATGCTTCTGTGCAGGGGTCTAAGTTTATAGCAGGTAGTAAACAAAAGTCAGCACTTAACAGGCTGGCAGGGTCATCAAGGCGTTACCTAGATAGACCTAAGAAACAAACACAAAAAGGTTTTAGGGCAACAGTAGCTAGAAAGGCAACACTTACTTCTGTAATAAAGACTAAGGACAGACCCTATAACATGGGTAGATATATAGATCAAAATATATTTGGTGGTGACAGAAAACAAAAGTATGATGCCTTATTTGTTAAACATTCAACAGCTACAAACATACCAGGTAACAGCGTATTAGTACCAACACAGGCTGTTAAGCGTGATAAGTATGGCAACATTACTAAGTCCACAATAAATAAAATTATTACTGCAGTTGGAACTGGTAAGACCACAGGTAATAACATCTTTATTGGTAAACCTAAAGGTGGCAACAGACCTGCAGGTGTTTACAGAAGGGAGAGAAATTTTAAGCTACGTGCATTATTTATTGCTCAACCTAACGCAACCTACCCTGCAATATTCCCTGCTAAGAAAGAAGCAGAAGATGCTATACAAAAAACTTTTGGCATATACCTACGTAGACAATTACAGGTTAATGTTGCTAATAATCTGAAGCGTAAGGCGTAATGCCTTGCTACCACTAGGTTCTTTCTAGCTATATTTACGTGGGTCATCTGAAAGCACGATTATTATTTAGCGTGGAGTTCACAAGTACCTTTACACGCTTTACAATGAAAATATACAGCCTTTACAAATATTTATGAGTTTAATATCATTTGCAGATTTAGCAACACTAAAAAACGTGTCAAGGCAAGCGATTTACGACAGAAAGCGTAGAGGTTTTTTTAATAAAGCTATTGTAAAGCACAATGGAAAAGAGGTACTAAATTCTGAGATAGCTTTACAACTATGGGAAAAGAATGATGTAAATATTCCAAAACCAACAACAAAAAAGGAGTTAAGAGATAAGATAGATAGTTTGCCATCTGATTCCATACCAGATTTTGCAGAAAGTAAAGCTAAAAGAGAATTTTATTTAGCAGAATTAGCAAAGTTAGATGTATTAGAAAAGAAGAAAGAATTAGTTAGTGTAGAAGAGATAAAAAAAAGCAGTTTTGCAAAAGCTAGAGCTATAAGAGAGCAACTTATAAATTTAGCAGATAGGTTAAGTCATCAGTTGGCAGGGGAAGATGATGCAACTGTTATTTATAAAATTATCAATAGTGAACATAGAGAAGCACTAGAGAATTTATCACAATGAACGCATGGGAAGAGGGATTCTTAGCAGGGTTAAGACCAGAAAAAGCCTTAACTGTTTCTGAATGGGCTGATACTTATAGGATTCTGTCTAGTAAAGCAAGTAGTGAACCAGGTAAATGGAGAACAAGTAGAACACCATACTTAAAAGAGCCTATGAATTGTTTAGGTACACAAAGTCCTGTTCAACGTGTGGTGTTAATGTTTGCTGCACAAACTGGTAAAACGGAGGCTCAAAACTGTTGGTTGGGTTATGTAATAGACCATGCCCCTGCACCTATGTTGTTAGTGCAACCTACGTTAGAGATGGGTAAGAGATTAAGTAAGCAAAGATTAGAAAGTATGATTACTGATACCCCTTGTCTAAATGAAAAGATTGCACCATCTAGGAGTAGGGATAGTGGTAATACCTTAAGCAGTAAAGAGTTCCCTGGTGGAATGATGTTAATAACAGGTGCTAACTCAGCAACAGGACTAAGATCAACACCATGTAAGTATATAAGTTGTGATGAAGTAGATGCGTTTCCATCTGATGCGTCAGGTGAAGGTGACCCTGTAGCTCTTGCGGAAAAGAGGGCAACAACATTTAGTACACGTAAAAAAGTATTACTAACATCTACACCTACAATCAAAGATTTTTCAAGAATAGAAAGTGAATACCTAACAAGTGACCAGAGATTATATTTTGTACCTTGTCCGATTTGTGGAGAGTATCAGGATTTACGCTGGAAACAATTACAGAAAGAAGATGTAAATAATGTGCAATATAAATGTATACATTGTGAAGGTTTATTTGATGAGAGCCATAAAACAAAGATGTTAAGACAGGGTGAATGGAGGGCAATGAAAGAAGGTGATGGTATAACAGCAGGTTTTAGATTAAATGGTTTATATAGTCCACTAGGTTGGTTTAGTTGGAAAGAAGCGGTTATGGAATTTAATAAGGCAAAAGGAGATGCACCATTAATAAAAACTTTTGTAAATACCAGGCTTGCAGAGACATTCGAGACCGACTATGTAAGTGCCATGAGTGCAGAAGGGTTATTAAAAAGATGTGAAAGTTATGAACAGGCAACTTGTCCAGAAGGTGTTTTATTTCTTACACAGGGTGTTGATTGTCAGGTAGACAGATTAGAAGTTAGTACATGGGGTTGGGGTAAAGGAGAGGAATCATTTTTTATAGATCATATTGTGTTATATGGTGACCCACACCAGGCAGAAGTATGGAAGCAGCTAGAGATAGTAATAAATCAACAGTATGAACATGAGAATGGCAAAAGTTTAGTACCTGTTATTACGGCTGTTGACTCAGGTGGTTTACATACAAGCGAGGTATACCAATTTGCTAGAGAGAAAGTAGCACAGGGTGTTATTGCTATTAAAGGTCAATCACAGGCTAATAAACCTGCTATAGGTAGACCTACAAGAGTAGATATTAATTTTAGGAAAGCAAACAGGGCAATAAAAAAAGGAGGGCAGGTTTATCCATTAGGTGTAGATACTATAAAAAATACTTTGATGGGTAGATTAAAGAATAATAAAATTGGTAGTTATGGTTATGTACATTTTCATGCAAGTACTACAGAAGAATTTTTTAAACAGCTAACAGCAGAAAGACAGATATTAAAAACTAACAGGAGTGGTTTTCAGGTTCCACAATGGGTAAAAAAGGCAGGTGTTAGAAATGAATGTTTAGATACATGGGTATATAGTTATGCTGCAATGTCGTTATATATTAGTAAATTCAATAGAAACACAGTATGGGAACAGTTAGAAAATAAAATTAATGAAACAGATAATGTAGTTAAACAAAAAAAAGGTACAATAAAGAGAACACGTAAAACTGATTTTGTAACCAACTGGTAAAACTATGTTTAAATCTGATTTACCTAGTGAAATAACTGCTGGTACTACTATTGAATGGGTAGATGAAGCAACTACTGCTGGAATAAATGAAACTATTAGTAGTCCTGATTGGACATTAGAATATTACTTACGTACTAATACTTCTAGTGAAGGTCATACAGCAACAGGTACACAATATTCAAATAGTTCTGGTTGGCAGTTTTCTATAAGTGCTACTGCAAGTGCAGAATTTATTGCAGGTAATTGGTTTTGGTCAGTTAGAGCATTTAAGGGTGCAAAAGTATTTGAAATTGGTAGTGGTGAATTAACAGTAAAACAATCATTACAATATACTGGTACACCTGCTGCTATTGATAACAGAACACAAACAGAAAAAGATCTTGATAGTGTAGAAACAGCTATTAGGGATATGGTTGCAGATAAAGCACAGGAATACAGTATTGGTAATAGAACATTTAAAAGAATTGATTTAGATAAATTAAAAGAGTTAAGGGCTGAATTAAGAAGTAGAGTTGCAAGTGAAAAGAGGTATAGTTACATTAGTCAGGGTTTAGGAGACCCTAAAAACCTCTATGTTCGCTTTTAGGTTACTTAAATGGGTTTAATTAATGCTTGGAGGGGGTTAATTTCCTCTAATGATGATCTAAATAAGCGTAGAAACCGCTTAAAAAGAATGTATGCAGGTGCAAAATTTGACCGCACAAACTTGAGTTGGGTTACACCTTTATCTTCACCTGATCAAAGTTATAAAAATTCTATTAATACTCTTAGAAAACGTGTACATGACTTAGTACGTAATAATAATTATGCATCACAGGCCATAAGATATGCAACTAATCAAATTGTAGGTCAGGGTGTAACAATGCAAGCACAAATTAAAAGTCAGCGTGGAGGTACACCTAATACAAGAATAAATGAAAGTATAGAGAGTGAATGGAGTAGATGGGGTAGAAAAGATAGTTGTGATATACGTGGTGTTCTTTGTTTTTCTGAACTGGAAAGATTAGCTGTTAGATCAATGATAGAAAGTGGAGAATGTTTTATTGTTATTCATAGAAAAGCCTATGGTAGAAGTAAAATACCATTTTCATTAGAAATCTTAGAAGCAGAACAGTTAGATGAAGATTATAAAGGCACTACTAAAAGTAATAAGAATGTATGGCGTTTAGGAATAGAACTAAGTCCAGAAGGTAGGGCTGTTAGTTATGCATTTCTAAAAAAACACCCTGGAGATACTAATTTTGCAACAATTCCAGAAGAAAACAGGCATATTATTGTAGCTGCAAAAGATGTTGTACATTTATTTTTGCCATTAAGACCAGGGCAGCATAGGGGTGTACCATTTTTAGCTAGTGCAATAAACCATTTACATCAATTAGATGGCTATATCGAAGCAACAGTTGTAGGACAACGTGCAAGTAGTGCCTTAATGGGATTTATTACAAGTCCAGAAGGTGAACTTGATGTAGGTGGTGAGGTATTTGATTATGAACGTGTTAGTGGATTTGAACCAGGCACATTTAAATATTTAGCACCAGGAGAAAGTATATCTGTACCTGATTTAGATAAAGCTAATGGTGAATTTGAACCATTTGTTAGGGCTATGTTACGTAGTATGGCTAGTGGTCTAGGTTGCAGTTTTGAAGCTATAAGTTCTGACTATTCACAATCTAATTACAGCAGTAGCAGGTTGGCAATGTTACAGGATAGAGACCATTGGAGAACAATACAGAAAATGCTAAAAGAAAGTTTCTACCAACCTATATTTGAACAATGGTTAGAAATGGCAGTATTAAGTGGTACTTTATCTTTGCCTACATATTCAACAACACCCGAAGTTTATGAAAAAGTTAGATGGGTTTGTAGGGGTTATAGCTATGTAGACCCACAAAAAGAAATTGCTGCACAAAAAGAAGCAGTTAGATGTGGTTTTAAAACTTTAACTGATGTTGTATCAGAAAATGGTGGTGATATAGAAGAACTTTTAATAGCTAGACAAACAGAATTGGCAAAACTAGATGAAATGAATATTATTACCGATAGTGACCCAAGTGCAACCAACAAATCGGGTGGCTCTCAGTTTAAACCTATTAATACTGTTGACCCTTTTGGTAATACAGAAGCACCTACAGGTGAAGATGCAGAAAACGTAGCAGAGGGTTCTGATGGCAACTATTAATGGTACAGAAATAGACCTTATGCCTACAAAAGGTATGAGGGAAGAAGCACAAAGATATAGAGATTGGAAAGCAGAAGGAGAAGCTGGCGGTACAGAAGTTGCACGTAGAAGGGCAACACAAATACTAAGTGGTAATCAATTAAGTCCACAGGTTGTTATTGAAATGTCAGCATGGCACGCAAGACACGCTGTAGATCAGGAAGCAGAAGGATATAGACCAGGGGAAGAAGGCTATCCAAGTAAAGGTAGAGTTTCAGCCGCAGCATGGGGAGGGGCAGCAGGTAAAAGTTTTTCTGATGCAAAATCAGCTAGAATAAAAGAATTAAGAAATAATGACGCTATGCCAAAAACAAAACGTGCAAAAGCTAAACGTGCAGAACCAAATGAATTATCTGTAGGTGATTATGTCAGATGGAACGCAAGCGGTGGTATTGCAAGAGGGCAGATAGATAGTATTGAACGTGATGGAACTATAAATGTACCTGATAGCTCATTTGAAATTACTGGTACAGAAGATGACCCTGCTGCATTAATTAGTGTATTTAGAGAAGATGATGGAGAATATGAAAAGACAGATGTACAGGTTGGTCACAAGTTCAGCACACTAACTAAGATAGATTCGTTAAGAAGTATTACAACTGTTTTAAAAAGAAGTGGTGAAACATCTTTTTCTGCACAGGAAGATAACACCTATGAATTTAGCTTTAGTTCTGAATACCCTGTAGAACGTACATTTGGTACTGAAATACTAAGCCATGACGAGGGTTCTATAGATTTTGGCAGATTAAATGGAGGGGTTGCACCTGTATTATGGAATCACAATATGGATTCTGTTATAGGTATTGTTCGTAATGCATATTTGGATAAAGATAAGAAAAAGGGCAGGGCAGTTGTTGAATTAAGCAGAAATGCAAAGGCACAGGAAGTTAAAAGAGATATAGATGATGGCATTTTGTCAGCAATAAGCGTAGGTTATCGGATTTTAGAGATGGAAGAACGTGAAATAGATGGAACTAACGCATTTTTAGCTACAAGATGGGAACCTCATGAAGTTAGTGTTGTTGCAAGTCCAGCAGCACCAGATGTAGGTATATCTAGAGGGTTAATTGATGAAAACACCATGCCTAGTGCTAAAAAACAAGATATAGTAGAAGATAAGCGTGTAAACGCTGCATCACATGATGCACAACTGTCCATTTCTAAAAAAACAGAAACTATGTCCAAAGAACAACCAGATTTAGAGGTTGTGCGTAGTGAAGCTTCTAAAAAGGCTCAATCAGCAGAACGCACAAGAATTAAAGAAATTAACGCCATGTGTAATAAGCGTGGTTTTGATGATCTTGCAGATCAACTAATCAACAATGGCTCATCTGTAGATTCATGCAGGCAGGCAATCTTAGAAAGAATAGATGCAAAGCCTATTGAAACTGCAAAGCCTATTGAAGAACAGTTATCACCTAAAGAAAGACAGCAGTTTGCTAAAGATTACAAAATCACATCTGGTATCAGAGGTCTTTTAACTAATGATTGGTCAGATAAGGCATCTGGTTTTGCTAGAGAAATTTCACAACAGATTGCAAAAGATTCACAAAGATCTAACAGCAGTCAATCTTTGTTTATTCCTTATGGTGCATTAGCAAAAAGGGCAACATACGTAACCTCAAGTGCTACTACTGGTGGAAATATTGTTGCAACAGATTTACTTGCTGATGACTTTATTGAAGCACTAAGAAACAGCACAGTAATGGTTGGTTTAGGTGTACAAACATTATCAGGTTTAGTTGGTGATGTTGCGATACCTAGAAGATCAGGCGTTGCATCAACTGGCTATCTATCAAGTGAAACTGCTGCTCTCAGCCAAGCAGAAAGTACCTTTGATCAAATTTCAATGACACCTAAAACTTTAGGAACATTGTCAAAATTCTCTAGGAATATGCTTATTCAAGCAACACCTGGTATTGAAGATTTAGTTAGAACTGACATCTTAGATGGTATTAATGTTGGTCTTGATTTAGGTATCTTAAATGGTACTGGTTCATCAGGACAGCCTACAGGTATCATGCAAACTTCTGGTATTGGTTCTGTTGCTATGGGTACTAACGGTGGTGCTATTACAGTAGATGCTTTAGTAGACCTAGAAACAGCCATGATGGAAGATAATGCTGCTGTTAATGCTGACTCTATTTCTTATGTAACTAACGCTAAAGTATTAGGTGCTATTAAGAAACTAAAAACATCTGGTGGTGAGTACTTAGTAAATAACAACCTACAGGCAATAGGTAGAGGTGGTACACCATTAGTTGTTAATGGTTATCCTTTAGCTATGACAAACCAAGTACCTAGCAACCTTACAAAAGGTTCTACTTCTGGTTCTTGTTCTGCTGTTGTTATGGGTGACTTCTCACAGGCAATATTAGGATTATTTGGTTCTGGTATTGAAATTACTGCTGGTGAAGATTCAGATGACTTTGCTAAGAACTTAGTTTCTATAAAGGGTGTAGTTGCATTTGATGTTGCTGTTCGCCATGCACAATCATTTGCTGCAATCTTAGACGTAACCACATAATTGGTTTACTATTAGGGGTGTAAAAACCCCTTTTTTTTTTATGAAAATTAAATGTTTAAAAAATGTTTGTGCTAGTGGCATAAGCCTAGAAGCAGGGCAAACTTATGATGTATCAGAAACAGATGCAGAATTATTAATTTCTATGGGAAGAGTTGAAGTTTATACACCAAAACCAAAGGTAAAAAAAATAGTAAATAAAAATTAAATGGCATTTGTAGAGGACAGTACAACACAATCTGCATACCTTAATGATTATGGTGTTAGTTGTACATCAGGTGGTACTACAGCAAATGGAATATTAGAACAACCTGATTTAGTATTGGCAGGTAATCAAATTGTCAGTACAGATTATCAGTTAACAGCAAAAACAAGTGATTTTGGTAGTTTAATTGCTGGTGCATCAATAACAGTAGATAGTGTTGCTTATACAGTAAGAGAGGTTAGAAAATTAGATGATGGTACATTTTGTGAAATCAGTATACAGAAAACATGACAACTAAACGTGAGCAAATTATGGCAAGACTATTAACAGTTCTTGCAAATACTACAGGGGTTAGTACACGTATTTATAGAAGTAGAACAGTACCATTAACAAGGGGTGAATCACCTGCATTAATATTAGAACCTGTTAGTGATACTGTTGAACAAAACACATCATTACCTACTCTTGACCATTCTTTAACAGTAAGGGTAAGTGTAATAGTAAGGGGTGATATTCCTGACAATGTGGCAGATGCAACTGTAGAAAGTTTGCACAGTAAAATAATGGCAGATTTAACAGTAAATAATTTAGCAATAGATGTAGAACCATCTGATACATCATTTGAATTACTAGATGCAGACCAACCAGGTGGAGTAATCGGGGTAGAATATATAGTGCGATATAGAACAGAAGTTGCTGATTTAACGCAATAGATGGTGTTTATTACTAGAAAAGGTTTATTATATAGACATACTGACAAAAATTAACAATGCCTAAAAGACAAAAATTAAGGAGCTTGTTAGCTAAAGCTGAATCTAGTTATGGCACAAACCCTACACCAACTGGTTCAGCAAATTATATTCAAGTTACTGAATTAAATATAGAACCTATAGTTAGTGATGAAGTTAGTAGAGATTTAATAAGGCCATATATGGGTAATTATGAAGTTATCCCTGCTAATACAAGAGTTAATGTAACTTTTAGTGTAGAAATGTCTGGTAGTGGTTCTGCTGGTACAGCACCTAAGTATGGAGCAATATTAAAAGCGTGTGCATTATCAGAAACAGTTGTTAGTTCTACATCAGTAACTTATGCCCCAGTTACTACACCTTCTTCTAGTGTTACTTTGTTTGTTAACTATGATGGTGTTAGACATATGGTTACAGGTTGCAGGGGTACTTTTAGTATTAATTGTGAAGTAAACCAGATACCTACAATTTCATTTTCATTAACAGGTATATTTAACGCACCTACTGATTCTGCAGCACCTACACCAACTATCAGTAATCAGGCATCACCATTAATATTTAAAAATGGCAGTACATCTAACTTTGCTATTTTTGGTTATGCTGCAGCATTACAATCATGGTCATTAGATTTTAATAATGAAATTATCTATAGAGAATTAGTAGGTGGTACAAAAGAAGTTATAATTACAGACCGTAAACCTGCTGGTAATCTTGTAGTAGAAGCTGTAGCCTTATCAGCCCATAACTTCTTTACAGATTATACTGGCACATCAACAGGTACAAACACATGGCTACATGGAACTGTTGCAGGTAATAAAGTAACTGTATCTTGTCCACAAACAGATTTAGGACAGCCTACCTATGAAGATTCAGATGGTGTACAAATGTTAAGCCTTCCATACTACGCAACACCTACAGCATCAGCTAATAATGAATTTAGCCTTGTATTTACCTAAATTAGGGTATACCCTAGTAAATAGTTACTAGATTTTTATGCCTTTTGTTTTAGATCAGAAACCTTCTTATAAATGGAAAGTAGAAGTAAATGTTAATAAAGATGGAACTGTACATACAGAAGTATTTACTGCTTTATTTAAAAATATTACTCAGTCAAGATTTAAGGAAATGATAAAAATGGTAGAAGATAAACAGATAGATGATATTGATGTAACAAAAGAAATATTAGTAGGTTGGGAAGATATGGAAGCTGCTGATGGTACACAGGTAGAATTTAATAAATCTAACCTTAATAAGTTATGTGAGGTAAGAGGTTTTGCTACTGCTGTAGGTTTTGCATTTATGGAATCAAATCAACAGATTTTTGAAAAAAACTAATAGGGGCAGGTGAGTATTGGGCTGTTGGCTCTACTGTCATAGATAAAACAGCAGAAGATGATGCAGTATTAGGTATAAAAGTAGAAAAGAAGGAAATAGATAATAATTATTATGTATATTTACAAAATTGGGAAACTGTACAAATGTTTTTGCGGTGTCAGACACAATGGCGTGTAGGAATGAGTGGAATTATTGGATTAGACTATACATCTGTGATAGAAATGATTAAACTGTATTTAGTAGAAGATACTGTTGCTATGCTAGAAAACTTACAAGTTATGGAAGCTGCAGCATTACAGGCATTAAATAAAGATAAATAATATGGCAAAGTTTGATTTAGTAGTAGCAGCAAAAACTGTAGGGGCAGGTTCTATAAAACGTCTTGGTAACTCTATGCAGGGTGTATCAGGAAGGGTTAAAAATTTAAGGTTAGCAATGGGTGGTTTAAATAAAACCTTTGCTGCTTTTGGTTTATTAATATCTGGTGGTGCTTTTGTTGGTCTTGTAAAAGGTGCAATAGATAGTGCGGATAGTTTTGGCAAGATGGCAGATCAAACTGGTATTGCAGCTAATACATTACAGGCATATGTAAACGCTGGTAAATTAGCAGGTGTTAGTCAGGAAACTATAGATAAAGGATTAAAAAGATTAGCACAATCTATGAGGGAAGCAGACCAGGGTGTTGCTACTTATAAAGATAGTTTTGATTCATTAGGAATATCTGTAAGAGGTACAGATGGCACATTTAAAACAAGTGAACAGGTATTAGGAGAAGTTGCAGATAGGTTTGCAACTATGGAAAATGGTGCAACAAAAGCAGCTATATCTATGGAAATATTTGGTAGGTCAGGGGCTAATTTAATAAACCTACTTAATGGTGGTGCAGCATCATTAGAAGAATTTAATTATGCAGTATCAGATGAATTTGCACAAAACGCAGAGTTTTTTAATGATCAGATAGCAGTTTTAGCTATACAGTTTGATGGATTCAGAAAACAACTTACAGATGCATTACTACCATCATTAAATACTATTGTTGGTGTATTTACTGAATTGTTTAGTGCAGAAAATGATTTTAGTGGATTTTTTAAGGCTATTGAAATAGGTATTAGAGGTATATCTATTGGAATATTTGCAACTGTAAAATTAGTAGATGAAGTAATTAGAGTTTTAGGAACAGCAGCAAAACGTGTACAGGGCTTTTTTGACAGTATAAAAATACCACCGTTTGTACAGAAATTATTAGGTGGTGCTGGCAATATTGCAAAAGATTTAGGTAATAGATTTAAAACGCAGCAGAAAAGTAATTTAACTTCATTATTAGGAGAAGATTTTACAAAAGGTTTTTCTGATAGGTTTACTGAAAGTTTCAATAAAATACAAGAATTATTTAGTGGCAGTACAAACGCCCCTGCTAGTTATTTTCAAGATATAAAAGATAGTGCTGATGGTGCAGGTGATTCTATTGATAAATCATTTGGTCAGACAATGCGAGATAAATTAAAAACTTTTGGTGATGGTATTAAAGGTTTAAAGGAAAGCATGGCAGATGTAGTTATAAAAGGAATAAAAGGAATGGAAGATGCACTTGTTAATTTTGTTACTACAGGAAAGCTAAGTTTCAGAAATTTAGCAAATTCAATGATTGCAGATATGGCACGTATTGCAATACAACAGACAATAACAAAACCTTTTACCAACTTTTTAGATGGTTTATTTGGTAACGCAAATGGTAATGCATTTGTAGATGGAAAGGTAGAAAAATATGCTTATGGTGGTATCGTCAAAAAACCTACATTATTTCCTATGGCTAATGGCATGGGTCTTATGGGTGAAGCAGGTGCAGAAGCAATTTTACCTTTACGTAGGGGTAGTAATGGTAAGTTAGGGGTACAATCTACTGGCGGTGGTTTTGGTAATATTAATGTTAGTGTTGATGCATCTGGTAGTTCTGTAGAAGGAAGTGAACAGGGTGGTAGAGAACTAGGAAGGGTTATAGCAGTTGCTATACAATCAGAGTTAGTAAAACAAAAAAGACCAGGAGGGTTATTAGCATAATGGCAACTTTTCCTTCTATAGAAGCTAGTTATGGTTTACGTAAAAATTCTACACCAAAAACAAGAATTATAAAATTTGCAGATGGTTATGAACATAGAGTACAACTAGGACTAAGTGAACACCAAAACCCAAAAGAATATAATCTTGCATGGAATAATATTACAGAAACAGATAGCGATACCATAGAAACATTCTTAGATGATAGGGCAGATGACAGGGCTAGTTTTGATTACACACCACCTGGTGAAAGTGCATCATCTAAATTTGTATGTGATACTTGGCAGAAACAGATAAACGTACCTAACAGGGCTACAATTACAGCTACATTTAGGGAGGTGTTTGAACCATGAGTACAGCACCTATTATTACTGACCTACAAAGTATTAATCCATCTGCTGTAATTGAATTATTTGAACTGACAACTGACGCAACATTACATGGTTCTACACAAACTTATAGATTTCATGCAGGTAGTAATCTTAACCTTAATGGTCAGTTAGTATTTGGCGGTAATCAATATTTACGTTTTCCTGTAACTGCAGAAGGTTTTGCATATCAACGTGGTCAAATACCCAGACCTACATTATCTGTAAGTAATGCATTAGGTACAATCACAGCAATATTATTAAATGTAAATACAGTAACAACAGGTAATGATTTAACAGGTGCAACTGTAAAACGTATAAGAACGTCAGCTAGATATATTGACGCTGTAAATTTTCCAGTTACAACTACATCTTCTACATCAACTACAACCATAGCTGACCCTGCAGATGCAGAAAGTGTTACCTATACAGTTACAGTTGTTAATGTTGGTGGTAGTAATTATTTTGCAATAAATGGGAGTACTAATCCTGTAATTACTATGAAACGTGGTAGTACCTATATATTTAACCAGGCAGATGCAACAAATAATAATCACCCCTTGTTAATAAAATCAGATGCAGGTGGTAATGAAACTGTAGTTGTTAGTGGTACTGCAGGTAATGCAGGTGCAACTGTAACCTATCAACCTGTATATCCTTCTGCACCTAGTGACCTTAGATATTATTGTTCTGTTCATGGTAATGCTATGGGTAATACAATAACAATGAACAACCCTAATACAACAACGCAAACAACTACTACAACTTCTACTCAACAGGTAAACCCATTAGGTACACCTGACCCTACAGCAAAAGAAGAAATTACATATACTATTGCAAGAAAATCTACAGAAAATAGAGATATTGTATCTTTTGAATTAGCTGCACCTTTTGATTTGGCAGGTGTAAGGGTAGGTAGACAATGTACAAGAGATTTATTTCCTAGTATTGGTACATTTATTGCATGACCTGGAAAGACGCAGCACTAAAACACGCAAAAGAACAAGACCCTAAAGAATCAGTAGGGGTACTGATAGTAATAAAAGGAAAAGAACAATATTATCCATGTAATAACCTATCTACATATAGTCAACAATGTTTTATTTTAGACCCAGAAGATTATGTAAAAGCAGATGCATTAGGTGAAATAACAGCCATTGTTCATAGTCACCCTGTTACACCACCATCACCATCACAGGCAGATAAAGTATCTTGTGAGCAAAGTGGTTTAAAATGGCATATTGTCAATCCAAAAACAGAAACATGGGGTTATTGTGAACCAACAGGATATAAACCACCATTAATAGGTAGACAATGGGTATGGGGTGTTACAGATTGTTGGTCATTAGTTAGAGATTATTATAAAGAACAACATAATATACAACTGTTGGACTATCAAAGACCTATAACACCACAGGATTTTTTAGATAATCCATTATTTGAACAATATGCAGAAAGAACTGGTTTTAAAGAATTAAATAAAGATGAAAAACTACAGAAAGGTGATGTATTGTTAATGTCAATATTGCACCCTACCTTAAATCATGTGGCTATTTTTTTAGGTGATGAGATATTACATCATTTAGCAGATAGACTAAGTACAAGAGAACCTTATAATGAATGGTTGCTAAAATGCACAGGCAAGAGGTACAGGTATGCTATCTAAGGTAAAACTATATGGTGATCTTGCAGACTTTGTAGGTCATAAACAATTTGATGTAAAGGTAAATTCTGTTGCACAGGCTGTTAGTTTTTTAATTAATAACTTCCCAGAAACAGAAGGCTACATGGCAAAAAGATACTATAAAGTATTAATAAATAAATATGAGATTGATGAGACACAGATACATGAACCTACTGGTAGACAAGAAATATCATTTGTACCTGTAATATCTGGTGCAGGTGGTAATACAGGCAAAATATTATTAGGTGCAGCATTAATAGGTTTAGCTATTGTTAACCCTTTTGGTACAGCAGCTATTGGTACTTTTGGAGGTACACCAATACTTGTATCTAAGGCTGTTGGTTTTTTAGGTGTTGGTTTGGCTTTATCTGGTGTTAGTGGTTTATTATTTCCTGTACCAAAACCAAAAGAATTTAGTAATGAACAAGACCCTAGAATATCATTCGGTTTTAGTGGTATACAACAAAGTTCAAGGGCAGGTAGTAGCCACCCTATATGTTATGGAGAAGTGTTTACAGGTAGTGTTGTTATAAGTGCAGGTATTGATACTGAACAGGTAAGGGCATGACAAAAAAATATATACAGGGTGCAGGCGGTAATCCATCGCCACCACAGCCACCACAACCTACAAGAACACCTGATACTTTACATAGTAGGCAGTTTGCTACATTTTTAGATTTAGTATCAGAAGGTGAGATAGAAGGTTTTGCAACTGCATCAAAAGAAGGACTAACAAAAGGTACAACTGCATATAATAATGCTGCACTAAAAGATGTTTTTCTTAATAATACTGCTGTATTAAAATCTACTGCATCTTCATCTAGCCCTAATACAACTGATTTCAATTTTCAGAATGTTGGCTTTACACCTAGATTTGGTACTGCTAATCAAACACATATACCTGGTATTGAAAGTTCTGAATCTACAACAGCAGTAGGTGTAGTGGTAACAAAAGCATCACCAGTTACAAGAACTATTACTAATACATCAGTAGATGCTATTAAGGTATCAATAACATTACCACAACTACAAAGAGCTACAGATGCAGGTGATTTGTTAGGTTCTACTGTTCAATTTAAAATATCTGTACAATATAATTCTGGTGGCTTTACTGACGTTATTACAGATACTATTACAGGTAGAACTGCTGATGCATATCAGAAAGATTACAGGGTAGATATTACAGGTGCTTTTCCTATTGATATTAGAATTACAAGAATAACTGCTGACAGTACATCATCATCATTAGTAGATGCATTTCAATGGTCAAGTTTTTCAGAAATAATAGACGATAAACAAACTTACGCTAATAGTGCATATCTATCTTTACGTATTGATTCACAACAATTTAGTTCAATACCTAGTAGAAAATACAGGTTAAGAGGTGTAAAGGTAAGAATACCAGGTGCAGGTGCTAATAGCTCAGGTACACCTACTGTGGATAACGCTACTGGTCGCATAGTGTACCCTGATGGTTATATTTTTAATGGTGTTATGGGTGCAGCTACATATTGTAATTGCCCTAGTATGGTGTTACTCGATTTGCTCACGAATACACGTTTTGGTTTAGGTTCTCATATAACAGATGCATCATTAGATTTATTTTCTTTTGTTACTGCATCTAAATATGCAAATACTCTTGTTGATGATGGTTTAGGTGGTCAGGAAGCAAGAATGAGTGCAAATGTGCTTTTACAATCTGCAGATGAAGCATTTGATTTAATTAATGACTTATCAGGTGTAATGCGTTGTATGCCTATCTGGTCAGCAGGTTCTATGACCATAACGCAAGATAAACCAACAGATGCAAGTTATTTATTTAACCTATCTAATGTATTGGAAGATGGTTTTTCTTATTCTGGTAGTGATTTAAAACAAAGACATAGTGTAGTAAGTGTTTCCTACTTTAATATGGACACACAGGAAATAGATTTTGAAGTTGTAGAAGATAGTACTGCTGTAAGTAAGATAGGTGTTAATTTAAAACAGGTAAAAGCATTTGCGTGTACATCAAGGGGTCAGGCTGCAAGATTAGGTAGGGCAATATTATTTGCAGAACAGAATGAAAGTGAAATAATATCTTTTTCAACATCTATAGATAGCGGTATTATTGTAAGACCTGGTGCTGTCATAGAAATAAATGACCCTGTAAGGGCAGGTGTACGTAGAGGTGGAAGGGTAAATGCAGCTACAACAACAACAATTACTGTTGATGATACTGCTAATACTGACCTACCAACTACAAACAGCCCTACAATAAGCGTTATTATGCCTGATGGCACAGTAGAGACTAAAAATATAACAGGAATATCTGGTGCTGTTGTTACTGTAGATAGTGCATTTAGTACAACACCTAATGTTAATACAATCTGGTTAATACAAGATACAACAGTTGTTGCACAAAAATTTAGGGTAATAGCTATAGAAGAACAAGACGAGGTAAATTATACAATTAGTGCTTTATCTTATGTACCAGAAAAATATGCATTTATAGAAAATGGTACTGCATTACCCACAAGAACAGTATCAATACTTAACCAACCTGTAGACCCACCTAATAATGTTATTGCTAATGAAAAGATTGTAGTAATCAACAATCAGGCGGTAGCAAAATTAATAATAAGTTGGCAACCAATCACAGGAGTAACACAATATCAGGTTAACTATAGGTTTAATAATGGTAACTACACTTCACAGACAGTAAGTAGACCTGATTACGAGATATTCAATACAGAAAAAGGTGTTTATGAGATACAGGTATTTGCATATAATGCAGCGTTAGAAATTAGTGCAACATCATCTGATTTAACTTTTAATGCTGTTGGTAAAACTGCTGTACCTGCAAATGTAAGTAACCTTACAGCAGAACCAATATCTGAAAAACTTATAAGACTAAGGTGGGATTTATCTACAGATGTAGACGTAACACATGGTGGTAGGGTTTATGTACGTCATTCTACAAAAACAGATGGTAGTGGTACATTTTCTAATGCAGTAGACCTTATAGAAGCATTAGCAGGTAATACAACAGAAGCTACTGTACCTAGATTAGAAGGTGAATATTTACTAAGGTTTGCTGATGACTCAGGAATATTAAGTGCTAGTTCTACTTCTATAATTTTAGATTTACCTGATACACAAGGGTCTTTATTAGCACAGACCAGGAGAGAAGATACAGACAGCCCACAGTTTCAAGGTACAAAAACTAATGTTGCCTATGATGCAACAACAACTTCTTTAAATTTAGTAGGTGGTGGTAATTTTGATGATATTACAGACTTTGATCTAGTATCTTCATTAGATGATTTTGGTGGCATTGTACCTTTAGGTACTTATGATTTTGCTACAACATTAGATTTAGGCGGTGTATTTTCTGTTGACCTGCAAAGACATTTTTTAACAGAAGGTTTTTTACCTAGTAATTTACTAGATGCAAGAGGTTTAATAGATGACTATACAGATTTTGATGGTACAGAAGCTACTGCAGTAAATGCTGAACTACTTGTAAGAACAACACAAACAGACCCATCTGGCTCACCTACCTATACTGCATTTCAAACTTTTGCTAATGGTACATATAAGGCAAGAGGTTTACAATTTAGAGCAAAGTTAACAAGTAGTGACCCTGCACAGGATATAAAAGTTACTCAGTTAGGTTATACAGCAACATTTCAAAGAAGAACAGAACAAAGTGCTACAGCTATAAGTAGTGGTGCAGGTGCAAAAGCTATTACATTTGATAAAGCATTTTTTACTGGTACTGCATCTTTAAATGGTGCAAACACTAGTTTAC